TGTGCTCTTCCGATCTGGTAATGCGAGTCGCGGCGTTTTTTCAGAGTTTGTAATTATTGAAACCATTTGAACACGTTTAAGAAATAATATTATAAGAGATTGATTTGAAATAATAAAAGGCTCAGATGATGGCAAAAGAGACCCAAAAAACACGCAAACCGACCACCGGAGGCGTCATAATTGGCTCGAGTTACGATGTTGCACGTACTCGCAAGATGAATGCAGACGCTGAAATATCAGAATTGGAGCTCGAACGCATTAGAGGCACCCTTTGCCTGACAGATGACGTTGTTACAGCATGGGAAACAGTGCTTCAGGCGGTAAAAGCAAAGTTTTTGTCTATTCCAACGAAACTTGCCCCAGTTGTGGCTAATGAAAGTGACGTTGCCGTTGTGAAAGAGCATTTGGAACAACAAATACGAGAAGCACTAACTGAAATGGCTAATTATCAACCAAAAGTTGACCCAACTAAAACGGCGGCTTCAGTTGATAGTGAGCCTGAAGAAAAAGAGGCACCCAAACGCAAAGTTGGACGACCTCGTAAAACACAGGCAATGAAAAAATGACCCAACTAGACCCATCCATAAGAGAGACCGCCCTTCAAAGGTTTGGTGTTGCAATGCGGCAACTACAGCCTCCTCCAAGATTAAGTGTTGCAGAGTGGGCAGACTTAGAGCGTCGGCTCGATAGTCAAACCTCAGCGGAGCCGGGGCGTTGGATTACAGCAAGGGCAGAATATCAAAGAGGCATTATGAATGCTTGCAGTGACCCAGCCGTTAAAGAGGTCGTTCTTATGTCGGCGGCACAATTAGGTAAGTCTGAGATATTGTTAAACACCATCGGCTTTTTCATGTCTCACGACAGTTGCCCGATTCTTATGTTGCAACCTACTTTGGACATGGCTCAATCCTTTTCTAAAGACAGAATTACAAACGGTTTACTTCGGTCGACTCCAGCTTTGAGGGGCAAAGTAAAAGACAGTAAAGCAAAGGATGCTAACAATACCACTTTGCACAAGATATTTCCCGGCGGCTCAATAAGTATAGTTGGCGCAAACTCTAGCTCTAGCTTGGCTAGTAGGCCTATAAGAATTGTTCTGTGTGATGAGGTGGACAGATACCCACCTAGTGCAGGTGAAGAGGGGGACCCTATCTCACTTGCCAAAAGGCGTAGTGCGACATTTTGGAACCGCAAAATTATAGAAGTCAGTACCCCAACAAATGCGGGGGCAAGCCGTATTGAGACCGCCTATGAAGAGTCAGACCAGCGTAAATTTATGGTCCCTTGTTCTGATTGTGGACATCATCAAGAGCTAAAATGGGCTTCAGTAGAATGGACTGACCCAAAACACCCTCATTTTATTTGCTCTAAGTGCGGCTCATGTTGGGATGATGCGATGAGATACCGAGCTATTTCAAAAGGACATTGGAAGGCACAAAAACCGTTTAACGGGATTGCGGGTTTTCATTTGAGCGCCCTTTATTCACCTTGGGTTGTGCTAGCGGATGCGGTGGAAGAGTTTTTAGCCGCAAAGAAGGACCCAATGCGTCTTAAAACATTCGTGAATACTTTTCTTGGTGAGAGTTGGACCGACCAAGGGACGGGCGTTGAGGATGACGTAATAGCAGGTCGGGCCGAGGATTATGAAGGCATACCGGAACAAGTAGTGTTGCTTACGGCTGGGGCTGACGTTCAAGATGATAGGTGCGAAATAACGGTTGTTGGTTGGGGGGCAGGAGAGGAGAGTTGGACAATTAGCCATGACATAATTTATGGTGACCCTTCAAGTCCTAAACTTTGGAAGCAAGTTGATGAGATATTACTGCAAACGTATGAGCACCCTATAGGTCCACCCATGATAATACGGTCAACGTGCATTGACTCCGGCGGTCACTTTACCCGGTCGGTTTACAATTACGCTAAGACTAGAGCGGGTCACAGGGTATTCGCTATTAAAGGGGTCGGAGGCGAGGGAAAACCGATTGTTGGACGTCCTAGTAAAAATAACATTGGGAAAGTGCCATTATATCCCGTGGGTGTTGATACTGCAAAAGAGCTTTTCTATGCTCGACTTAAGATGACAGAATTTGGCCCCGGCTACTGTCATTTTCACGACAGATTAGACGAGGAACACTTCAAACAATTGACGGCAGAAAAGCAAGTTATACGCTATCATAAAGGTTACCCAAAAAGAGGTTGGATTAAAACAAGGACAAGGAACGAAGCGTTAGATTGTCAGATATACGCAATTGCAGCGTTGAGCATATTGAATGTGGACTTAGACAAGGTTGCGTCAAACTATTTCAGTGCTATAAATACAACATCCTCTGCCGAAGGGGCACAAGCGAATAAAGCTCAGGCACGAAATAGGCGAAGGGGTGGATTTGTTAATAGTTGGCGGTGAATAAATGGCAAACCTTTTCGACGCAGCAAATGCCCCGGTAGGAGTTCCCGAGGAGGTATTTGTTGGGGATTTTATCCAATTCAAAATTACCGAATATAGCAGCAGTTATGACAACAGCTTGTTTACCATGCGTTTTGTCGCTCGGATTGCAACGGGAGCCAACACCGAGTTTACCGTAACGGCAACTGCCTCTGATAACGATTATTTGTTTACTATACCAAGTGCGACGAGTGCGAATTACACCGTCGGACATTATCATTACCAATTAGAAATTGAGCGTGACTCCGATAACGAGCGAATAATCATTGACCGTGGACAATTGGACGTTTCCACCGACTATGACAACAACGTTGATGTTAGAGAACACTGCGAAATCATGGTCACCAAGATTGAGTCTATTCTTGAGGGTCGGGCTGATGCGGATGTAGACAGTTACTCAATTAAAGGACGCTCTTTGTCCAAAATGAGTATTACTGATTTGCTCCAATGGCGGGATTATTACAGGCGGGAAGTAAACGAAATTAAGAAACGTGAACGCATCAAGCATGGCCGACGCACCAAATCGACACTTTTGGGAAGGTTTTAAAGAATGGGCATTTTTGACTTTTGGACTAACCCAAAGAAAGAAAAGAATAGAAAACAAAAGCACCTTTACAGGAGCTATGGCGGTGCTGATTCTGGTCGTTTGTTTAGTGATTTTGTAGCTTCATCATTCTCTGCAGATAGTGAGTTAAAAACCGCCCTTCCAATATTACGTAACCGAAGCCGGGACCTTGCCCGTAATAATGAATATGCAAAACGCTTTCTCAACCTGATAAAAACTAACGTTGTCGGCGAGGCTGGGTTTTCCATGCAAGTCAGAGCCCGAAATGCTGACCGTTCACTAGATGTTGCAGGGAATGCGATTGTAGAAAATGCTTTTACCTCATGGTCAAGACTAGGTAATGTTGATGTTACTGGGCGGCTAAGTTGGTTGGATTGTCAAAGAGTTGTTGCTGAAACGCTCGCTCGTGATGGTGAGGTATTCATAAAGAAGATTACTAACCGTCGCTTCAAAGATAACTTTACGCTGCAGTTCCTAGAAAGTGACCTTGTAGATGACCAAAAGAACGGGCGTAATGAAGAAAACGGCAACGAAATAAGAATGGGTGTTGAGTTGGACGAGTTCCACCGCCCAGTTGCTTATTACACTTTAGTCAATCATCCCAACGACTCTTTCCGCTATACACCAACAAATAGGCGGCACGTAAGAGTCCCAGCCGACCAAATGATTCACTTGTTTATGCCGACCCGAACGCATCAAACGAGGGGCGAGCCATTTATGGCCCCAGCCATTGCCTCAATTAAAATGTTGCATGGATACCGTGAGGCTGAGTTAGTGGCGGCAAGAGCGGCAGCAAGTAAATTTGCAGTTCTAACAAGTCCAACAGGTGAGGACTTTGTAGGCGATGATACGACTGACCAAGACCGCCCAATAATAGATTTTGAGCCAGCTAGCGTCTTTCAGTTGCCTGAAGGTCAGGACCTAAAGCTAATAGACCCAACGCACCCAACCTCAGCATTTGATGACTTTGAAAAAGCCGTTTTACGTGGCATCGCATCAGGGTTAAACGTAAGCTATACGAGCCTTTCAAATGACCTAACCGGAGTCAGTTATTCTTCAATCAGGCAAGGAACGATTGAAGAGAGGGACCATTACCGACTCCTGCAATCGTTTATTATCGAGCACTTTTGCGAGCCCGTGTTTAGAAGTTGGCTAAATGCCGCAATGAGTGCGGGTAATATTCCCTTGCCTGTGAGCAAATATGAGAAGTTTTCTGACAACGTGCATTTCCGGGGGCGTGGCTTTGCTTGGGTTGACCCACAACGTGAAATCAACGCAAACGTCACCGCCCTTAATCATGGGATTGTGAGCCTTAGCGATATTGCAGCAAACTATGGGCGGGATGTTGAAGATGTATTTGCACAAATACAAGCCGACAAAGAGCTTGCTGAGCGCTATAATCTTAGCTTTGCTCTTGAGCCATTTGGTGACAAAGCACCCGTGCAAGCCGAAATAGAAGGGGGCGAGGATGGCGACTGACTTTCCCACTAAAGGCGACGATAAAAAGATTAGCTTACGTAATAGCCAATATCCGCAATTTGATTTTGATTTTGCCGAAGGAATCAAAGAGGACAACAAAGAAGTTTGGGGTACGGGTGGCAATATCCGAGGAAATGAAGCTTACCAGTTTTGGAAAAAAGCAAGAGCGGGAGAGGAAACCGAAGGCGTTTTAGATTGGATAAAAGAGCGTGAGGCTTGGGCGGCTCGTCACTTTGAAGATGGGGCACAATTCAAAGATGGAAGCAAAGAACCCAACAAGTCTAACGTGGCTGGAGTTGTTGCACAAATAAAATGGGGGGTAATTGGAACGCTTGGTGAGCAAGGAATGAAAGACGTTCTGCTTGAGCTAATTAAAAAGCTTGAAGGACGCAAAGATGATGAGCGGGGCTTTTCCGATTTAAGCTCATCAGTCCAAGAGGGACTGACTAACAAAGTCAAAGAACACAACGAGGAAGTCGGAGATACCGCCTCGAAAAGAACGAATGTGAGAACACTGGCGGCAGTATTTGAGCGTGGCATAGGAGCCTATAAAACAAACCCTCAATCAGTGCGTCCAAACGTCAAATCACCGGAGCAATGGGCTTACGCTCGCGTAAATTCATTTTTGTTTGTATTAAGAAATGGACGCTTTCAGGGTGGCAAACATGACACAGATTTGCTACCATCGGGGCACCCTTTATCAACGAAGGAACGAAAAGTGACAGAAATTACCGAGCGGCATATTCAGTCTATAGAAGAAACTGAGGACGCATACATTATCACTTACGGCAAATCTATGCCGGAAACTGAGTCGGATGATGAGCGCATGGGTCACGATGACGAGGAGATGAAGGGCGAGGACATGGAGCGTCTGGACCGAGGCTCAATGTTGAAAAGATATTACCACGACTCGAAAAGCGGCATAGTTGATGAGGAAATGCGCCGTGTCAAAGTGGGTGTTTCTAGTGAAGAGCCCGTTGAGCGTGAGTTTGGAATGGAAGTTATAGACCATGACCCGGAAAGCATGAATTTAACATTTCTCAATTCGGGACGTGCACCATTATTATTAAACCACGATTTAAATAGACAAATCGGGGTTGTTGAAGAGGTTAAGATGGACGTAGAGGCGCGTCGACTCCGCGCTATTGTTCGCTTTGGAAAAAGTGACGAGGCTACTGAAGTCTACAACGATGTTTTGGATGGAATACGCCAGAACATTTCAGTCGGTTATCGTATAGATGGCCGAGTAAAGCGTGATGGAGACTCAGACGATACCGTAAGAGTCAAAACTACGCCTATGGAAATTAGCATTGTTTCAGTGCCAGCGGACCAGTCAAGTTCAGTTGGCGTTGGGCGGTCAGTTTCCGCTTCCCTGCAAACTTCAGACAGTAAGGAGACAAAAACCATGTCTGACAATACCCCAGAAGTAGGGGTTGACCTTGAAGCAGCGAAGGCCGAAGCGGTCCGGGCTGCACGCAAGAACGACTCCGAAATCTTGGCAATCGCTGCCAAGCACAACAAGCGCGATATGGGTGAAAAAGCCATTCGCGAAGGTCTAAGCATTGACCAATTCAGAGGCGAGCTCCTCAACGCGATTGAGGACACAAAAGCACTAGACAACAACCCAGCCGTGGTTGACGCTTCACCAAAAGAGAAGCGCAGCTATTCGCTTGGTCGTATGGTGCAAGCTCAAATTAGCGGAGACTGGCGCAACGCTGGCTTCGAGCGTGAAATTAACGACGAAATCGCTCGTAGCGTTGGACGTTCTGCAGAGGGCGTTTATGTTCCAGACTTCGCATGGCAACAGCGCGGTCCGCTATCAACAGCGGCAACAGGCGGCTCAGGCTCAGAAGTTGTTTTTGATGACTTCGTACCAACTGAGCACCGTGGCGACATGTTCATTGAAGCCCTAAGAGCAAATCAAGTTCTTGGTGGACTCGGTGCAACATACATGAGCGGCCTAACCAACAGAGTTAAAATGCCAAAGCTCGCAACAGGCGCAAACGCTGCTTTCGTTGAAGAATTGGCCGATGTTGGCGACGGTGCTGGAACTGATGGAGCGTTGACTCTACAGCCACGTACAATGGGTAGCTTTGTTGACTTGAGCCGTTTGCTCGCACTTGAAAGTGTACCAGCAATTGAGCAAATCATCCGCGATGACCTACTAAGGTCTGCGGCTGACCGGACTGAGTTTTACGCAATCCAAGGCTCAGGCTCAAGTGGTCAACCAACCGGAATCCTGAACACTTCGGGCGTTAACAACCTCGACATCTCATCAGGAACCGACGTTGACTCACTAACTTGGTCAGACATCATCAACCTTGTTAAATTGGTTGAAGAGGACAACGGCATTGTGAACGCTGGAGCCGCTGGCTTCTTGTCACACCCAGCCGTGAAGTCAAAGCTGGCAAGCACGGTTCGCGTGTCATCAACTGACTCCGTGATGCTCTTGAACGACCCTTGGAATAACCTCTACGGTTACCCAGCAGCGTTCACTAGCAACGTACCAACAACTCTTGACCCCGGTGACGGCGGCAACGACGCATCAGCACTTATCTTTGGTGACTTCTCACAATTGATAATTGCCCAGTTTGGTGCACCGTCAATCTTGGTTGACCCATATTCCGGCTCTAAAGCTGGAACGGTTCGCATGGTTCTTCATGCGGAGCTAGACGTAGGTGTACGTCACGCAGTTAGCTTCGGCATCACCGACGAGGTGAGCATTGCTTAACTAGCATTTATTGAGGGGTGGGGCTTCGGCTCCACCTCTTAATTTAGAGGTGATTTATGAAAGTAGAGATTTTGACTAAATCATTTATCGGCACGGGTGCTAACC